GCCCCGCGCACAAAGTCTCAGAACGACAAACTGGACACTTGGGAGGTTGTGAGCATGGGCCGGCCTCCCAAGCCGTTGGAGCAGAAGCGCCGCACCGGCCGTTCCCCGGGGCGCGATACCGGCGGCCGGAAACTCCCTGACCCTGGCAACGTCGTAGCCCTCCGGGCGACCGATGGAGTACCCCCATACCCGCCTGATCTGGCGTTGGAGGGCCGTAGCCTTTGGGATATGGCTTGGAACGCGGCCCTGACCTGGATCGCGCCGGGTACCGACGCCAAGCAGATCGAGGAAGCTGCTCGGATCGCCGACGACCTGGCCGCGGCCAGGGCGCGGTATCGGGCGACGACCGACCCGGCGGATGCGCGGGCGCTGGTGGCGTTGTCGAAGCAGTTCACCGAGGCGCTGTCGGCGCTTGGGTTCAATCCGACAGCCCGGGCTCGCCTGGGGGTAGCGGAGGTCAAGCGTGTCTCCCAGCTCGAGGAACTCCAGGCCAAGCGGGAGAAGCGCCGGTAGCGGATGGCCGCCGCGGTGGCTGACCCCGGTCCCGAAGGTCGATGTCCGCCGCGGCGACGGTGACGATTACGCCACGTTCATCGGCGCGGTCTGCCGGGTCACGAAGGATTCGATCGCGGCGCCGGCTGGGAAGCTGATCGACCTGTACCCGTGGCAGCGGCAGCTGCTGGCCCATCTGCTGGCAAGGCGTCTTGACGGTCGTCTGCGGCACCGTCAGGCGCTGATCGGGGTCGCGAGGAAGAACGGCAAGTCGGCGCTGGGCGCGGGGATCGGGCTGGCGGGGTTGGTGCTGGGCCCGCAGGGTGGCGAGGTGTATTCGCTGGCCGCGGACCGTAACCAGGCCCGGATCGTGTTCGGGACGGCGCGGCGGATGGTCGAACTCGACCCGGAGTTGTCGGAGCAGCTGAAGCTGTACCGCGACGCGATCGAGATGCCGCGGTCGGGCAGCGTGTACCGGGTGCTGTCGGCTGAGGCGTACACGAAGGAGGGTCTGAACCCGCACCTGTCGATCTTCGATGAGGTGCATGCGCAGCCGAACCGGGATCTGTGGGATGTGATGGCGCTGGCGCAGGGTGCCCGCCCGGAGCCGCTGCTGGTCGGGATTACCACCGCCGGGGTCAAGTCGGACTCCACGGGCCGTGATTCGTTGTGCTACGGCATGTACCAGTACGGCCGGCGGGTCGCGTCCGGGGAGGTCGCCGACCCGTCGTTTTTTATGGCGTGGTGGGAGCCGGCCGACCCCGAAGCTGACCATCGCGTCGAGGCGACGTGGCGGGAGGCCAACCCGGGGTTCGCGGTGCTGGTCGACCCGGAAGACTTCTCGTCGGCGGTGCGGCGGACCCCGGAGAACGAGTACCGGACCAAACGCTGCAACCAGTGGGTGTCGACGTCGGAAGCGTGGCTGCCGCTCGGCGTGTGGGCGGCCTGCGCCGAACCCCGGCCGATCCCGGATCTGGCTAAGGTGGTGCTGGGGTTCGACGGGTCGTTCTCCAACGACTCGACGGCGCTGGTCGCGGTGCAGGTCGGCGAGCGGCCACATGTGGACGTGGCCGCTTGCTGGGAACGGCCGCCCCAGGCTGGCGAGGACTGGCGCGTCCCGATCGCCCAGGTCGAGGACGCCATCAGGGATGCCTGCCGCCGCTGGCAGGTCCGCGAGATCGTGTGCGACCCGTTCCGGTGGGCCCGCACCTTCCAGGTCCTGGCAGATGAGGGCCTCCCGGTGGTCGAGTTCCCGCAGTCGCCAGCGCGAATGGTCCCGGCCACGCAGCGGTTCTATGAGGCCGTCATCAACGGCACTCTCAGCCATTCGGGTGACCCGCGGTTGGCCCGCCACGTCGACAATTGTGTCGTCAAGGTCGACAACCGCGGCAGCCGGTTGTCGAAGGACGCCAAGAACAGCCCCCGCAAGATCGACCTCGCGGTGGCGGCGGTGATGGCGCTCGATCAGGCCGCTGTGGAGGCCGAGGCCGCCCTGCCGGCCATCTACTAGCTACTAGGGGGCACAGTGAGTCTCTGGCAGTGGTTGACCGGGGCTGGCGCCACCCCGAACACGACGGTGGAGAACCCGGATTCGGTGGGTCCGACGTACCGTCCCGGTGACCCGAACCAGGCTGAGTTTGAGGCTGCGGGGCCGGTGCAGAACCGGATGGCGGCGGTGGTCACCTCCCCGTGGGACGGCTGGCCCGCGCAGTGGGCCACACCGGCGTGGGGCAGCGGTTCCACTCTTGAGCAGCTGACGGATGTGGCGTGGGCCGCGCTGGACCTGAACTCCTCGGTGCTCTCGGCGATGCCGGTGTATCGCACCCGGAGCGGTCGGGTGCTGCCGCCGACGACGTGGATGACGAACCCGGACCCCGACATCTACACCGACTGGTCGGAGTTCGCGAAACAGCTGTTCTGGGACTTCCAGGCGGTCGGTGAGGCGTTCGTGCTGCCGATGGCCCGGGCGGCGGACGGCTGGCCGTCCACGCTGCGGGTGGTCCCGCCGCCGCTGATGACCGTGGAGATGGGCGGCGGCCGGCGGATCTACAAGATCGGCAGCCTGGACGTCACCGACGAGATCCTGCACATCCGGTACAAGTCGACGACCGACACCGCCCGCGGTATCGGTCCGTTGGAGTCCGGTCGTGCTCGTCTGGTGCAACTGTCGGTGCTGGCGCGGTACGCGGCGGAGATCACGGACGGAGCAATCCCGAAGTATGTCCTGGAGACCGAGCAGCTGCTGACCCGGGCCCAGGCGTCGGATCTGCTGGAGCAATGGTGGGCGTCCCGGATCCGGAACATGGGCGAGCCGTGGAAGCCCGCTGTCCTGTCCGGTGGGGTAAAGGCGAACCCGCTGCAGCTGACCCCCCAGGAAATGGCCCTATCCGAGCAAACCGGGTACAACGAGGCGCGGATCGCCGTGCTTCTGGGCGTTCCGCCGTACCTTCTGGGGCTTCCGACGAACGAGCCGATGACGTATTCGAACGTCACGCAGCTGTTCGACTTCCACGACCGCCGCTATCTGAAAACGGCGGCGACGCGGGTGATGGCGGCGCTGTCGGGGTGGGCGCTGCCGCGGGGCCAGTCGGTGGAGTTGAACCGGGACGAATACTCCCGGCCGGCGCTGCCGGAGCGTGCGGAGGCGTACGAGAAGCTCGTCGCCGTCGGGGCGTTGAGTAGTGCGGAGATCCGGGTGATGGAGCGGCTGACCGATGCGGACCTACCCGATGAGGCGGCAAACGATGATGGCGAGGACCTGGTGGCTGCTGAGGCGTTGACCGGTGGCGGACGCTCGTGAGGAGTAGGTCATGCCGTTGAAGCGGTGCCAGGACGAGGACAAGCCGGGCTGGAAGTGGGGGGACGCCGGCAAGTGCTACGTGTACACGCCGGGCGATGAGGAGTCGGAGAAAGCGGCCCGGAAGAAGGCGATGGCGCAGGCCGCGGCGATGGGTGAGTTCCCCGGCACCGGCGGCGAGACGCGAAACGCTGGCGACGACGAGACGCTCCGGGCGCCGATCGAGTACCGAGACTCCAAGCTGGCCGGGGTGAACTTCTCCCAGCGGACGATCGAGCTGATCGTGGTTCCGTACGAGGAGTCCGCGCTGGTTGAGTACCGCGGCGAGATGTGGAACGAGACATTCATGCGGGGCTCCTATGACGGGATCGAGAAGCGGCCCGGCCGGGTGCGAGGTAACCGCGACCACGACGACCGGCGGTTGGTCGGCAAAGCCGTCAAGTTCTATCCGGCCCGCCAGGAGGGCCTGGTCGCCGAGGTCCGGATCTCGCGGACCCCGCTGGGCGACGAGACGCTGGCGCTCGCCGATGATGACGTGCTTGGCGTTTCGGCTGGGTTCGCTGTCCGCGGGCGGGACCAGGAGTTCGAGCGGCGCACGATGACGCGGCGCATCAAAAAGGCGTTCCTGGATCACATCGCGTTCGTGCCGGACCCGGCGTACCAGGGGGCGGGCGTCCTCGCGGTCCGCAACGCGCCGCTTCAGCCGGCGGATCTGCCGAAGCTGGACACCCCGAACCTCGACGAGCTCCGAGACTGGCTCGTCGCCCGTAGTTCGTAAGAGCTGTTCAGCACTACCGACCACCTACAGATCACAGGTCGCCTCGAAGAATGAGGCTGGTCGTAGCGGGTGCTGCCGCTGGCCGAGAGGGCCAACCCCCATCCACCCCTCTTCAGGGAGAAAGCAGCATGCCCGCTACGCCCGTAAGGCCCAACGCCACCCACTCAGACGCCATGATCGAGCGCCTGGAGCGCGAGATCGAGGAGCGGTCCGCGTTCATCGAGGGGGTCATCGCCAACGCGCAGGACGGCGACCGCGACCTCACCGACAACGAGAAGGAACTCACCGTCCAGGCCCGCAGCCGGCTTGAGAACCTCGACGACCAGCTGAAGCACCTGTATGAGTCGCGGTCGCGGACCACCGCCGCCCGCCAGCGCGCCACCGAGGTCCACCGCGAGTTCGACCGGCTCCGCAACCAGGTCGACAACGGCCCCGTGGAGTATCGCTCGACCGGCGCGTATCTGGCCGACTACATCTCCGCGTCGACCGGTTCGCGGGAGGCGATGGAGCGCCTGGAGGTGTACACCCGCGCCGCCGCGCATCAGAAGACGACCGACAACTTGGGTGTGGTGCCCGACCCGATCATCGGCGACGTCGTCAACTTCATCGACGCGTCGCGGCCGCTGGTCAACTTCCTCGGCCCCCGCAACCTCCCCAGCGCGACGTGGTACCGGCCGAAGGTGACCCAGCGGACGCTGGTCGCCGCGCAGGGTTCCGCCGGTGCGGCCGCGGATGAGAAGGCGGAGCTGTCGAGCCAGAAGATGACCATCACCCGGCTGACCGGCACCGCGGTCACCTACGGCGGGTATGTGAACGTGTCCCGTCAGGACATCGACTTCGCTCAGCCGTCGATGCTGGATGTGGTCGTCAACGATCTGGCGTCCCAGTACGCGATCCAGACCGAGGCGGCGCTGGGGACCCTGGTGCAGGCGCAGGCCAACAACGTGGAACTGACCGGTGCCGGTGCGGCCGCGCTGGTCGCAACGAGCTTCACGGAAGCGCTGTGGACGGCCGTCGCGAACGTGTACGCCACCGTCAAGGGTGTCGGACGGGTCGCGCTGGTCGTGCCCCCGGCCCGGCTTGGCAACTGGGGGCAGTTGTTCGCGCCCGTCAACCCGCAGAACTCGCAGTCGCCCGGGTTCAACGCCAGCGACTTCGGCTCCGGGGTCGTGGGCAGCATCTCCGGGATCCCGGTGATCTGCTCGCCCAGCTACCCGGTGGTGGCGAACCACTACGGCGCGGTGATCTCCACGGCCGCGGTTGAGGTGTACGAGCAGCGGGTCGGCGCCCTGCAGGTGACAGAGCCGTCGGTGCTAGGTGTCCAGGTCGCCTACGCCGGGTATTTCACGCCGATGCTGATCGAGACCGCCGGCGTGCAGCGCATCGTCAACCTGACCTGATCCCGACCTGAGCCTGGATGGGTGGGAGGTCCCTTCGACAGGGGCCTCCCGCCAAGAGAGGGGAGATGCACATGTTCGTATCCGAGGACGGCACGGTCACCGGGTCGATCGACGTGTCCAAGCTGGACGAGGTCGAGGCGAAGACCGACGAGGCCAAGGCGCAGATCGAGGCGCTGAAGGCGGAGCGGGACGCCGGGCAGAAGCTCGCCGACGCGGACGCCGATCGGGTCGCCGAGGTGCACGCGGCGCAGGCCGCGCAGCTGACCGGTGAGCCGGCCAAGGTCGAGGCGCCGAAGGCCCCGGCCACGAAGTCGGCGCCGAAGTCGGCGTCGTCCAGCGACAAGGGGTAAGCCGTGGCAACGACCAGCTTCCGAGACGACTACCTCGGCCGGGATCTTGTGGCGCCAGGCACCAACGCGCTCGACTACCTCGGCCGGGTGACCACGGCGACGGTCGACTTCCTCGGCCGGCCGCTGCGGCGGCTGATCCGTCCGATCTCGGGCGCGGTGACCCTCAATCAGGAGATCGCGGTCACCGACGGCAAGGAATACACCGTGACGGTCGCCGGCACCACCGGCGCGTCCGATCCGACGCCACCCGCGATCGGGGCGACGGTCGTCGATGGAACTGCGACCTTGCTCCGTACCAGGTAAGAAGTCAGATAAGCCCAGGGTTTGGCCACCCTGGGTTAGGGGGCGCCCGCCCCAGAGCCTGAGAGGAACCGCCCCCGTTGACGACTGACACCATCCAGGAGAACTGGGGGACCGCCAACCCTGGCGGCACCACATCGCTGGTCATCCCCCTGACCGGCGGGAACAACCCGGGTGGGGTTGGCACGACTGCCGGCAACACCATCGTGTTGTTCCTGTCCAGCCCGGGGACGAGTGTGTCGGCGATCCCGTCGGGATGGGGCACCGACACGGCAATCGCGGGGGCGTTGTATGCGTTCAGGGCCTCCGAGGTCGCGGCCTCCCAGACCTCCTGGACACTCACCCTCGCCGCCACGAGCAGCGTCGATTTCTCGTTCTATGTGGCCGAGTTGTCCGGCGTCGATCCGGTGGTGCCGCTGGAGGTCTCAACATCGGCGACGGGTGGGTCGAAAGCCAACGGCGGCACCCTCTCCACCGGCACTACCGCCCTGAACGCCGCCTTGAATACCGTGGCGTTCGCGGTATTCGCAGCCGACAGTAATGTCTCCTCGACCTGGAGTGGCTACACGGGCGCCTTCGAGGAGGTCCAGGAGGTCACCACCGCGGCCGGGAGCACCCGGAACCTGGCCGTGGCCCGCAAGTTCACCACCGTCACCGAGACCTTTGAGTCGACCGCGACGCTGGCCACCAGCGGATCGAACAGCACAACCAGCGAGGCGCTGCTGGTGGTCTACCGGGCCGATGGCAGCCCGGTTGTGGCCCCTCTCACACATCTGCAAGGGTTCGAGCACGGGACCGATGGCGGCGGCACTGGCCCCACTAATGGCGCCGCAGCCCTGTATGGGGCCGCCTTGTCGGGTGGTGCGGGCACCTGGGGGACGAGCCAGTTGGTGCAGGCTGGTTCGGCCCGCAACGGCGGCTATGGGTTCCGGGTGATCCAGTCGGGCGCCGCCGCTTACCGGCGCATCGGGAACGTCGGCGCCAAGGCGGGGTCGCTCGGTTGGAATGTCCGGGTGGTGTCGGCCACCGGCAGTGTTGTGGTCAATGAGATCGTCAACACGTCCCTGACGGTGGTGGCCCAGCTTCTCTATGACACCTCGACCTCCAAATATGGGGTGCGGTGCGGCACCACCGGCACCACCTCATGGCAGTCGGGGACAACCGCGACCGGCACCTGGGTGTGGGTTGATCTGCGGCTGAAGATCAACACCACCACCTGGCACGCCGACTGGCGGCTCGAGACCGCCACCGACACCTACACCGATCAGGCGGCGGCCGAGCTGACCGGCCAATCCGCCGCTGGCACGATTGGGCCGTTGAACGCGGGCGCGAACGTCGCTCAGACCATGACCGCCGACTACGACGACGTGGTCATGTCGCCCTACTACACCGTGTATCCCCTCACCGCTCACCAGGTGCGGCTGTTGACCGTCGATGTGGCCGGCACCCCGACCCTGTCCGGCACCTCAACGAACTTCAGCGTGTTTACCGCCAACGGCACCTTGGCCGCGTGGAATGCGACCAACGCCCGCGATGCCGTCGACGAGGTCCCCCCAACGGTTTCGGCGTCGGCGGATGGGGTGTGCCAGACCGCCGTCGCCGCGTCCGACTATATCGAGTTCCCGATGGCTGCCCCGACCCTGGCCGACGACGAGGTTATCAGCGGGGTGCGGATGCTGACCCCCATGTGGGGCGGCACCGGCACTGGCACTGGGACCGTCGGGGTCCGCGGCTGGGACGATACCGCCGAGACGATCCTGATCCCGGCCAGTGTCTCCTATGACGCGGGGAGCCCCACGGTGGTTTCCGCCACCGAGCCGTACTGGCAGTGCGCCATGTGGGCTCAGGCCAACGGCTGGACCGCGACCAAGCTGGCCGCGGCGGCGCTCCGGTTCGGGTTCTCCACCGACGCCACCCCCGACATGGGCTGTGACGCCCTGTATCTGGAGTATGCGACCCGGAAGACCTCAGCCCGCCAGTTGTTCGGTGACCTGGTCAGCCAGGAGGCCAACCCGAACACCGAGGGGATTCGGTCAGTGGCCGTCTCCCCCAGCGGTGGCTATGACGCCAGCTTGCATGTTGACCTGGACGGGACCCCGACTGACACCGCCACCCCCGGCGGGACCGTCACTTCCCAGACCCTGGACGCCGAAGGCGGCCCGAACGTGAGTTACGTGGCGTTGTACCCGCCGCCCGAAGACATCTCAGACGCCTGATGCCGCCAACCGTGGTCGGGACTGGCGCGGTCGACGCCGCAACGCCGTGGGTACCGTCGCTGCACGCCTCGACGGCCGCGGATGACATCGTCCTCATCGTCTGTGAGAACACCGGTGGCGAGGCCGCCCCCGCCGCCAGCGGCTACGCGCATATCTCCTCCGATGCGACCCCGGTGTCGCCGGTCGTCCAGGGTGTGAACACCCAACTCAGCGTGCTGTGGAAACGGGCAGGCGCAGGCGAAAGCGCGCCGACGGTGACTGGCCCGAGCAACCACGCGGCGACCCGGACGATCTCGATCCGTGGCTGCCCGACCATCGGGAATCCGTGGCATGTGGTGGCCGTGGCGAGTTCGGCTACCTCGAGTACGGCGGCGAGCTGGCCCGGAGTGACGACCACCGTACCGGACTGTCTGATCCTGGAGATCATCGCGACCGGGACCGACACGACCATCGCGCAGCTCGGTGTGCTCACCAACGGCAACTACACCAGCATCACCGAGCAGATGGACAACTGGACCAACGTCGGCGCCGGCGGCGGGATCGGGCTGGTGTCGGCCACCTTCGCTGCCCAGGGGGCCACCGGCCAGTCAACGGCGACGCTGACCACGGCGGCGACGAAGGCGTACATGACGATCGCGTTCGTGGCGGCCACCGGCAGCGGCGGGGTGTTCGAGCACAAGCTGCAGCGTTCCCCGCGGCCGGCTGAGCAATTCAGCATCCGCGGCCCCTACGCCAATATCCCGCCATCCTCGATCCTTCCTGGAGGCTAACCAGTGGCCAGGCAAGCTGCCTCTTACCGCACCACCGGCATCGGGTCGGCGACGCTGCCAACGGCAAGCCTGTATGCCGGGGCGAACGGTGCGTTGTGGCTGGTCGAGGTCGGGATCACCAACACGAGCGTGACGATGTTCGAGATCTCACTGTGCCGACTGTCCAGCGCTGGAACGTCCACGGCGAAGACCGGCACCTACGAGGAAAGCGACGTGGGTTTCACGGCATCGGGGACCGCCCGCGACGTCCACAGCGGCACCGCGCCCACCCTTGGCACCGAGATCCGCCGCGCCTCCATCGGCGCGTCGATCGGGTCTGGGGTGATCTGGACATTCGGTGGCCGAGGGCTGTTCATTCCCTCGGGGGTGGCCAACGGGGTCGGGTTGCTCCCGATCTCGACCGCTGGCCAACTCATCGACGTGTACTGGTCCTGGGACGCTTGACGGTCGGGGGGTAGCCAATGCCATCCCCCCGCCGGGCACCCACCAAGCCCCGGCCGAAGCGGTCGCGGCTCGGGTCGCGGATCATCCGCGGCGCCAACCCGCCAGTCGAACTGCTGGCCGATGACTTCGGGGATGGCACGATCGATGCCGCCCTCTGGGACATCAGCGGCAGTCCTACCGAAGCCGGCGGGAATCTGGTCGTTCCCTCAGGCGCCGAGGTCATCTCCGACAACAACTGGAACCTGCGCGGCTCTGAGATCATCTGGGAAGTCGCCCAGATCGACGCTAGCGCCACCGGTGAGCAGTACATCCGGCTGCTGGCCAGCGGCAGCGACAAGCTCTGGTGGGGGATCGACAACAGCGGCCAGCTCCATGCTGTCGAGCAGGTCGCCGGCAGCCAGGATATTACCAACGTCGGCGCGTTCTCTCTCGGCAGCCATAAGTATCTGCGGCTGCGGGAGTCGGGCGGGACGACGTTCTGGGAGACCAGCGGCGACCGCAGCAACTGGACAACGCAGAAGTCCAAGGCGACCGCCGGGTGGGCCGGCTCGCTGAAGGCCAGCCACGTCAAGGTGGCCGGCACTACCGACCTGCAGGTCGCCGCCGTCAACGTCGCCCCGCCCTCCGGGACCACCGTCAACGCCGAGGCGGCCACGGTCACGGTCGCCGCCGCCGATGCGGTCGCGGCGGTCGGGGTCAACGTTGGTAGCGCAACGGTCCCGGCGACAGCTGCTGATGCGGTCGCCGCGGTTGGTATCAACGCCGGATCGGCCAGCGTCACGGTCGCCGCTGCCGACGCCACCGTCACGACCGGCGCAGCGACCACCGTCAACGCCGAAACGGCCACCGTCGGGTTCACAGCCGCCGCTGCCACCATCGCGGTCGGGATCAACGCGGAAGCGGCTGCCGTCACGCTCGACGCGGTATCTGCCGTCGCCGTCGATGCCGCGGTGGACGCCGGCGCGGCCACGGTCAACTTCGCCGCCGCTGACGCCACGGTCACCACGACCGGGGCGACGAATGCCCAAGCCGAAACCGCATCGGTTCCGTTCACTGCCGCTGATGCCTCGGTGGCTGTCACCGTTGCTGCAGGGGCTGCCACAGCCCCGCTGACAGCCGCAGACGCCGTCGCCGATGTCGGTGTAGCCGCTGGGGCTGCCAACGTCCCTGTGGCCGCCCAGGACGCCACGGTGGCCATCACCGCGAACGCTGGCGCGGCCAGCGTCCCGGTCACGGCGGCGGACGCGACCGTTTCGACGGCGACGATGACCAACGCCGACGCCGGCCCAGCGGCGGTCACAGTCGCCGCCGCCGATGCCACCGCGGGGATCGGTGTGAACGCGGGGGCTGCCGCGGTCCCGGTCACGGCCGCCGCGGCGACATTCCAGACGTTCACCGAGGTCACTGCCGGCACGGCCAGCATCACCCTCATAGCCGCCGACGCCGCCGCCGGGATCGGCGTGGTTGCAGGGGCCGCCTCGGTCACGCTCGCCGCCGCCAACGCGACCTTCGACATCCCCCCGCCGGTTCCGCCGCCGCGGTGGACCGAAGGGGCGGCCTCGGCTTCCGGTCTGGTCGAAGGCGCCAGCGGCGCAACCGGGCAGCTCGAGGGAGTTCTGGTCGGCGCCGGGATCGTCGAGGGGAGCGCGAGCGTATGAGACCGGTTCTGCTACCCCCACCAGTCCAGAACTGGTGGTGTCCCAACTGCACTGAGACCGCGGTGACCCACATCCCGCGGGGGACGCCGGCCAGCCAGTTCCATCCCTGCCGCGGTCTGCGTGGCCTGACCGCGCCGATGCTGCAGGAAGGCGTCGACGCCAAGGTCACCGCGCGGGAGTGGGAGGACTACGAGAACGGCGAGCTCGTCCAGCGCGACGGGGAAGGCCGCCCCATCTCGGCCGTCATCACCACCCGCGCCGACGGCTCCAACGACACCGCCGTACTGGCACCTACCGCCCGATGGAGCCTCGACTAACTGGCAGGTAGGCCATCGGCACCCCGCTCGGTTCGGTAATGCGGACGACCTCGCTGATGGCGATGGCCTGGAACACAGTCACATCGTCAGCAGTCCGGGCGTCGGCGATGTCCCCCGTGCTGACGTGGAAGGGCTCGAAGGCGCAGATCAGCGAGCCATCCGGTGCCGTCCACTCCGCTCGGGATACCGCCAAGTCGGCCGGGCCTGAGCGGTAGGCCACGAGGTACAGCTTGCCGCCTTCCGGCTTCAAGTCCACGACCTCGAAGGTTTGGTCGCCAACCTTCAGCGTCCCGAACTCCATGTCGCCTCCTAGGAGATTGCCCATGAGTGAGTCTAGCCCGCTGGCCGGGCTGACCGAACAGGAAGCCGACGAGGCCATCGACCGGTTCGCCGGCAAGGTCGAGCAGCAGGAAGAGAACCTGAAGGTGGCCAAGGCGCATCTGAAGGAGATGAAGGCGGCCCGCAAGGATCTCGTCCCGCCGCAGCCGACCGGTGGCGGCACCGTGGTCTATGCGGAACCGGCCACCATCACCGCTGAGGCAGGTGAAGTCGGATGACCTGGACCGCCACTGAAGGCAGCCACGTCTTTCGCGCGTTCGTCGCGGACACGCTGCTGGCCAACTCCTCCACCGGCTACACCGGCCTGGATTCCGATTCGGTCAAGTGCGCCCTGTACGGCAACACCGGCACGCCCGACCGGAACGTCGCTGCCAACCTCACCGGCTATAACACCGGCCAGTGGGTCACCGGCAACGAGAAGTCCGACGCTGCCGGGTGGGTCGCGACCGGGCTGGTACTGGCCAGCCCGGTCGTCAACCAGGGCACCGCCAATACCTTCTACTTCGACGCCGCCGACCGGGCCACCACCGGCAACGTCACCCTCACCGGCGTATTCGGGTGCCTCAACTATGACGACACCGTCACCGCCGGAACCGTCGCCGACGTCGGAATCAGCTTCCACTTCTTCGGCGGCACCCAGGGCGTCACCGCAGGGTCGTTCACGGTGATCTGGGCTGCGCCGACAGCGGCGATCTTCTCCGGGACTGTCTAGCCGATGCGATGGCCGGGTCTGTTTCTGGCTGCCCTCCTACTGGTGGCGTTGGTCGTCGTCCCATCGTTGGCGACCCCGCCGCCATGGGCGAACGCAGCCAAACCGACTACCACCACACAGCCGGGCGCGACGACCACGACCCGCAGACCACCCCCAGGAAAAACCACCACGACCACGACCGTGGCCCCGACGACGACGAGTACGACTATGCCGACTACTACCACCACCATGGGCCTCGGTGTCCCGGTTACCCCAGCCGATGACGTGCAGGCGATCTTGGACGCCAACCCGAACGGGACCGCGTTCAGTTTCGCGCCCGGGACCTACCGGCCACCCGCCCAGGGCGGCTACACCCCCAAGCAGGGGCAGCGGCTCATCGGCCGGTACGGCGCCATCCTGAACGGCGCGAAAGTGTTGTCCGGCTGGACGCAGGACGGCGCTGCCTGGTGGGCGTCCGCGTTCCTCCCCGGCAGCAACAACGGCACCGGCCAATGCGCCTCGGGGACGCTCTGCACCCACCGCCAAGACGTCTTCCGCGACGGCGTCCCACTGGCCCGGGTCGCCACCCAAGGGGAAGTCGCCGCCGGGGAGTTCTTCACCGACTACGCCGCCAACCGCGTCTACGTCGGTGACGACCCCGCCGGGCACCTGATCGAGCAGGCATGGAACAACCGGCTGATCACCGGCACCGCCAACAATGTCACCGTCCAGAACTTCGTGCTCCAGTTCGCCGCCAACGACGCCCAGACCGGCGTGGTCGAGCCGACCAGCGGCGCCAGCGGATGGACGGTCAACTACAACGAGGTCCGCTATAACCACGGCGTCGGTATCCATCACGGCACCGGCGGGCTGGCGACTGTCACCCACAACTACATCCATGACAACGGGCAGCTCGGCGGTGCCGGCCAAGGCCCCGGCGGACTCTGGGAAGCCAACGAGATCACCGCCAACAACCGGCTGCTGTTCTTCGCCGGGTTCGAAGCCGGCGGCACGAAATGGGTCAACACCGACGGGCTGATCGTCCGCGGCAACTACGTCCACGACAACATCAACGGCGCGCAGCTGTGGACCGACATCGACAACATCCACACCACCTATGAGAACAACTATGTCTCCGGCGGCACCGGCCCCCTGATCGAGCACGAGATCAGCTACGCCGCGGTCATCCGCAACAACACGCTGGTCCAAGGTGGCAGCCCCGACGGAATCGGCGTCCTGATCTTCGCCAGCCCCGACGTCGAGGTCTACGGCAACACCGTCTACAAGTGCTTCCACGGCATCTACGCGTTCCAGCAGGACCGCGGCACCGGCACCTACGGACCCCGCGAGATCCACAACCTCAACGTCCACGACAACACGATCACCCAGACCGGGTTCAGTGGTGGCGGCAGCCCCCCCCAGGGCGGCCAGACCGGACTGTTCTCCGACTGGGCGGGCAGCAAGCCCGACATCTTCACCCTCTGGAACAACCACTACGAAGCCAACGTCTACCACTTCAGCGACACCGGCGCGACCGCGTTCCTCTGGAACGACGCCGCCAACACGTTCGCTACCTGGCAGGGCACCTACGGGCATGACACCCCCGGCGGCAGCATCGACTTCACCATCCCTGGGTCGCCGAGCCCGCCGACCCTGATCGTGGGGCCGCAACTATGAGCAACCTACTGCAGTTCGAGCGGCTCTCCTCGGCCACCGTCCAGGAGGTTTTCAAGTCGGGCACGACCCCGACCGACTTGGACAGCGGTGTCCCTGTAGTGACGATCACTCGGCCGGACGGCACCACCATCGCGTCCGGCACCGTGACCCATGTCGGCTCAGCCGGTAGCGGCACCTATCAGTTCGTCCTCGCCGGCCAACCGGAATGCACCGTACTGAATGTGACCTGGACGGGCACGATTGGCGGGCAGCCGCAGACCCGACAGGGCACGATCGAGATCATCGGTGTGCACCTGTTCACCGTCGCCGAGATCCGCGCGTTCAAGGTCGCCGGTGGCACCCCGTTCGCCAGCGACACCGCTTGGCCCGACACTAAACTGCACGAGGCCCGCGCCGCCACCCTCGACGAGTTCACCAAGATCCTCGGGTTCTCCCCCGTCCCGAGGCACTTCCGG